CTACTTGACTTTTCCTTCATACATTTTTCGGGCTTCAATTGCAGTATCTAATCGTCTATGAATAAGCGATACCATTGAAAGAATATCTAGGGCGTCTTGTTCTTCGATTGACCATTTAATTTTTGGTGCATGTGCAGTTGTGTTTCTAAAAGTACCAAATAAACCTTTTACTAAATTCATAAAACCCTTTTGCTCACTTTGTTCACTTTCCGTTTCCAAAGCATTTAAAGCAAGATGAGGTATTTTTTCCTTGAAGGAAAAAGCTTCATCAATAAGAGATGCGCCGTCAGAAGTTAAGTCAGTTCTAATACGAATTTTATCAGCAACACTCTTTGTTGCTTCAAATACCACATGAAAATAGTTATCTACAAGTAATTCTTCCTGGCAATACTTCAGTATATCTGGATGAACGGTGCTCTTTAAGCTTACTGGCTTTTGCAGCCGATTCACTGATTGTGGAAGACTTTGAGGTAATGGATATTTTTCCATTTTCGCCAAGGGAATAGCCAGCAAAAGCTAAAATCTTATTCAGTTCGAAACGGATATCGTTAAACCATTCCTGATTATTGTGGGGAGACATTTAATATGCGAAGAAATAAGCAAGCATAAATAAAAAATCGTCCCAATAAATCAATCATTTACACAAACAATAAAGAAAATATAAAAAAGTTAATTTGCGACAGATTCAATGATATTTCACTTTTTACCGGTAAAAAAACAGTGAAATGGTGGTAAAAAATAAAAAATCTCTACCACCATTTTATCCATTAATTCGCCGATAGCTCGTAATTTCTGATTAACACCTCCTTAGCGACAGTCTTTTTAGTACCACACGAATACCGCACTGAGACGGGCTCAATGATAAACCTGGCAAATATCTCCCTTACTTCAGGCGTATCATTCAAGCTAAGCAAAAACTTGCCTTTAATCTTCCCAAGTTGATCAGATAAAGCCAAAAAATCATCCTTAGAAAAGATATTTTTGCCGTAATAATCCTCACAATCCCAATAAGGCGGATCAATATAGAAAAACGTGCCTTCCCGGTCATAACGCTTTATCAACTCAGCATAAGGAAGATTTTCTACATAAACCTCAGATAACCTTAAATGTGCTTCCGATAAATCCTCCTGGATGCGCAATATATTCATCCGAGGCTTCCTGGAAGGTGCGTAGCCGAAAGTCGGCTTATCAATTCTGCCAGCAAACGAATTCTTTTGAATGTAGAAGAACCGAGCAGCACGTTGAATATCAGTTAATGATGTCGGTTCGGCCGACAGCCAGCGCGCAAACTCAGATCGGCTAACCAGAACCCACTTTAACCACCGGCCGAACTCATCAATATGGTGCTGAATCACGCGATACAGCGTAATAATATCCGTATTGATATCGTTTAAAACCTCAACCTCAGACCTCTCTTTTTTAAAGAACACCCACGCAGCCCCAGCAAAGGGCTCACAGTAACAGTGGTGCTGTGGAATCATAGAAATAACTTGTTTGGATAACTGGAATTTACCACCCATCCATCCGGATAACGGACTTTTTGCCATAACGAGCCTCTTTATTTATAAAACAAAAATATGATAGGCTCCATACGCCGTGTGCACATGGCAGGGAGCCTTGCTTGTCTCACAGTGAAAGTGGCTGTGGGTTGAGGTCTCGGGTTATGTTGACGCATACCCGAGTCGCTCTCTTCTCTTACATCTTTAAACTAAGTTCTAAGTCTCTTAAAACTTAATTTAAAGCAAATAATCGACAGTTAAATCCAAGATATTCGACTTATCCTCCTCAGATAGACCCAAATACTCACGGTCAGGAATATCACCCCATAAATGCGGAAATTCAGCTTTCGTACCCCCAAACTGTTGCATAGCCGCATATTCCATCGGGCTACCTATTTCAACCGCAGTTGTAGAAAGCACGTTGTAATTGATCGTACTGTGCAGCAACCCCGTTTCACCGGTCAGCGGCGTATCGCCCTCCTTATAGAGTAAGGTCGATAACACACTATTGAGTAACCAAGGGCTACCGTCCGGCGCAGTAGTCGTATCAAACCGCTTCTTGGTCGATGCCGTCATATCCTCGCCGATCTCAGCCAACAACGGACGCATATTACCAATGCGCTCCTGCACCCTGCCCAGCGCCGCTAAAACCTCACGATCATCTATTTCCATCGCGACATGCTCCTACTATTAACATTCATATGGTGTTGATCTATACTGTAGTCAGAGGCGGACTCGTTTCGGACGTTTAGTTCAGAGGGCATTTGCAGCACTGGACACCGCCTATTTATTTGTTTTGACTACCAACGAAGACAGCGACAAACTCCTGTTCTTTTTTCCGTTCAACACCTCAAATACCAACCTTATCCTTTCGCCGTTATAAGTACCCCATACCACAACAGTATTGTTGCCGGTAATGCTCTTATCGCCAGAGCTTATCGAGTCGTAATTCGACAAAACATCCATTACCCCCGCAAAATCATCCGGCTTGATAGCTCTTTGTCCATCGCCATCAAATGACCGGCTTTTTTCAACGTGCCGGACAGATTGGGCGGGCAATAACACCAGATAACCGGTCACATCCTCATCAACCGCCTGTTTAATTTGCTCAGCATTTTCGACAAAGCCCAGCCATAAAGTTTCCGTATTGCCGCGCTCAGCAAGCGCTTTGGCAGCAAAACCGGCGATATCGGCAGTTGCGTTGATATAGCGGTTAACATCCTTACTCAAAGCCCTGGTAATAGCGGCCGGGTAGCGGATCAACTTATCCTGCACCAATTGACGTAACGACGTATCCGTTTTACTGCCAGGCGCATAGTCAAAACCGTAATCCACACCATTAGGCAATACATGAGTCGCCCCGTAGCGATCGGTTTTAGTGTAAGTACCGTCATCCGGAGCAGCATAGCCCTTGTACTCGCTGGCCCTGACCGCCGTGATGTAACATTGGCAACCGTAGCCATTAGGGCAAAAATGAGTAAGCCACCACGGATGGGTATAGTGCAATACCGTACCATCCCAACTTTGATGCAGTTCACGTGGATGCGCGACAGTATCGGAATGGTTATATTTCCAGTAGGGACGGACTTTTAACAAATCCGGATCGTTCAATTGCGCATAGCGGCCGGCCGCATAACTGGCCCGGATATTAGTCGTATAAATCACCCGAGTGCGCCAATCGCGCTCACCGTTATAGGCCCAACCGTGCTTTTCAACGAAGCGGTCAAAATTATCGCGGAACCAACCGATAGATTTACCTTCAGCCGTCGTCTTGTCGATCGCCTGCCGAAAATCATCCAGCAAATCGGCCTTGGTAACGCCAGCCATAACAAAAGCGCGGTCATGGCCCGACTTAATAACGTCGTCGTAATGCTCGGTCGGCAAATTGAGCTTTTGCCGTAAGAAATCGACCTGCTCCTTAAACGGTTTGTTGAAAGTGCCGTCACCTCTGGTGTTAAAGGCGATCTGAGTTGGCGATATATTTAAAGGCATCTGCTCAATCTCTAGTGAAATTACCAGATGAAAGGAAGGCGAGCATCAGAATAGCCAGCAAACTCCACCATGAACGACTGAAATAAAACAAAGCAACTACTGTTATGGCTGTACACGCAACAAGAGTGATATTTTTTATAGCCACGATAAAAAACGTGAACATTTCAGGATCGTATTTATTCATCATTTCCCACTCATAAGCCGCATAGTTTGTCTATCAATTACCTGATGTGCTTCCTTCAGTTTCCAGGCTACATTCAGACGATCAAATAACCTGGGTGAATAATCGATCAAGTTCCATGGCTTAACGAAACCGATAATTCCTGTGTTTACTTTTCTTGCAATCATTAAGCCGGATTCATTCATTCCTACTATGTAGACAACACAGGGTTGACCCGATTTAACGCTCTGAATGGCAAACTTACCAAACCATTGGCTCCAGTACGTTGGATAAATACGCTTTTTAGCCATTACTCTTCCTCCCGCACATCAAACCGCCCCGCCAGTTCAGCAGCCGCAAACGCAAACGACATCACCTTTTCCAAGTCGTCACTATCCAAATCGCCATAGCTACTGATTACATCATCGCGTAGCGTTTCCAAATTACCGGACTTAGCAGCCTTATCGACCTTAGCGCGAAGCACATCCAGTATCTGCTTAAACGGATCGGCAGCTTCCCCAGCCAGTTGATTAGTAAATGCAGTGACCGGCGACGGATCGACATCAGCGCTGGCCGCAAAATCACTCTGACTAAAATTACGCCCCAAACCCTGAGGCAAAACAGCTGGAGCCGCCGATCTAGGCAACACCGCCTCACCGTCCACCGGTTCCGGGATCTGCAAACGCTCATGCGCAAACTTAACCGGCACATCCAAAAAATCCCGCGCCCCAGTAAACACCTCGACCCAATCCTTCCGAGCTTCCGCCTCATCGTAAAACTCAAACTTAGGCGCAGCGGCCCCGGCAAAATTAAGCTTGGTCATCCAGGCCAGCAGCTCATTATTCGTGTCTTCGACAATCTTCCGATCGGCAGCGCCATTGTTTTGCTCCCGGCCACGATGCGTTTGTGCCGCCGCATAACTGCCTTGACCGTTAATTTCCGTAGCCAGCGTTTGCGAGTTCAAACACTTGCTCATCTCCGCATTACACACCTGGATTAAGCGCTCTTGCGGCAATTGACTCCCGGAAGAACCGGCCTCGATCAGCTCGACCGCGCCGCTGTCCGGAATTGCCGCGATCGCATCCTCAACCATCCGGGCCAGACCATCCGCCAACGCATCGATCTGCGCTTGCGCGGTACCGGCCGGATACTTGCCGACCGCCCACGGGAGGCCGTACTTCTCGCAAAACTTAACAAAAAACTTAAAACCGCCATGCTTAAACGTATACGGCCAAAAGCAGCTGGACAGCAGCGCCACGCCGTAAGGATTGTCATAACTCGGCATGTGCCGCGATATTAAAAACTTATAATCATCGACCGGCACACCTTCAAAGCGGTTCTCACGGGTCAACAGCCGTAAATCATTGTCCAGCCCATACACAAAGCGATGATTCGGCCGGTCAATCAACCGTACCGGCGTTTGCAGACCGTCCACCACATTCCAAACCACCTCATAAATACGCTGGCCGCGTAAAATCGCCTCATGCATATTCCAAAACACGTCCGGCCAGCCCATACGTGGTGCCGGCTGCTTGCTGTACACCTGCTGAGCCAATTCAAACGCCCGCATATCCTCCGGTTTGTCGCCGCCTGGCGAAATACGCCAGTTATACGTGATGATATTGGCCCGCATCGGCCGCAGCTCGCCGATCACATGCGCATCGGCAATAATCGCGTCAAACACCTCCTGGCTTTTGCCCATCTTGCGCAGGATCGTGTCGGGATTAGGCAAAAACTGGAGAGCGCCGTAAAAATTAGGGTCGGAGGTGCGCGAGGCAATCTCAGTGCCTAACAGCTTTTTGGCGGCTTTTTTTAATACATTAATCATGGTGGGACTCTCTGCCTATGTCATGAGCCGTTAAAATAATCTTAAAATTTCCATCCCAGGTAAAATGGCGGGATTGTTTAAATTGCTCTTCTAATTCGGTCGTCAATGCGCTAATGACCTGATTAATATTTTCGTAATACCTCCTTGTTTGCTCGTCGCCAATCCCGCTGGTAACCAGCAAGCCGTTATCAATTCTTTCAATGTCAAATTCAGTATTAACATTTATCATGGTATTTACCCCCTCGACCGCGTAACAATCCGCGGCACCCCGCCAGCCCTGGACACCGCCGTTGCATACAAAATCTGCAACCCATCCAGCCCATCGTAATCATGCTCAGTCTGCGGCTCCGGAAAGGTATCCATCTCATCCGTCAACTGCGTCTGATCGGCCTGGAACAAAATACGCGGCGACATCGAACTAATCACCGGCTCCAAGCCATCAATGCGCACCTCTTTCGGCACATTGGTGGTCACCCCGACCAGCGGCAAATACACCTGTTGCCGCAACGCCGCATCGATAAACTCCGTGCGCATATAATCGTAAGCATTGACGCTTTCAAAGCCCCACGCCTGGCAATTGAACTCCTTTTGCAGCATGATTAAATCAGCCGCCAACTTACTTGGCACCCGCCGCTTTCGGCTCACATACATCACATGCAAAATCAACGATACCGGATCAAAGCCGCCGACCAGCAATGCACTGGGATGCGACTTTTGTCCCTTGCCCATCGACGGATCGCAGCCGCCATAAAAAATCCAATGCGATAAGCGCTGCACCCAAAATTGATACGACGTAAACACCTTATCCTCATCGGACCGCGCATCGCCCTGCATTTCCGTCGCAAACGCCCTGCGGCTTTTCGCTCGGGCCCGCATCAACGTATACAGCGACCGCACCGAAGGCCACGAAATCACCGCCCCCTTATCCATAGCCTTTTTATGACGCCTGTAAAACTGATACGACGGCAGCGATTCCACCTCCACCACATCGCCTTTATCGGCCAGCCGCAGTTCAGTACGCTTATCGTCGTTGTGCATCAGCTCTTCGCACTGAGCCCACAGATCATCATTCGTCGGCATCTGTACAATCGCCTTGAAATGATGCACCAAATGGCCGATGGTCTTTTTAGCGCGGGAGATAGGATCGTCTTTATTTAAAATCGTCCCCACGCCCATGTATTTGACCGACCCATCCGGCGGGCCCAGATAATCAATCGACTTTTCCAACCAGTTCCAGCGGTTCTCGCGCTCGGTGGGTGACTTGGCTTCCGCATCGGTAATCAGATCGTCACCCAGCAGCAACTTAGGCCGCGAAGCCCCGTGAAAAGTCCCCCTGATCGCCTGCTCAGCGCCGAACGGTTCGACCTTAACGTTCGTCTTAGTGACAAACTCGCCGACCTTCCACACCGCCGTCTTGCCGCACACATCCGGAAAATCCAGTGCCAGGGCAGCGTTAGCCGTCAACTCGGTTTTAACTACCTCCAACAACTTGGTCGGCAACTTAGTTTCGGCACCCAGCAGCACGATATAATCGATAAACGGCGGCGGCAGACCCTCCCAGCCGATCTCCTTACGAATTTCAGGCTTTTCCAGCAAGCCCTGAACGGCGCACCAGACCGGGCCGACCTTGGTTAATAGCGACGATTTAGCCTCCCCGCGCGGCGCAACCCACCAGTCGCGGGTTCCGCCTTTCTGGCGCAGCAACTTTGGGAAACGCTCGCAAAAATGCGCCTGAAATAATGAAGAATCGCCACGGATGTGGTGCGGAAAATAGGTGTAAGCGAAAAACCGGAAATCACCGAGCAGCACGCGTTTGCGGCGCTCGGTAATGGCAGCGGGAGACGGATCAAGGCCGATGCTGTAGGCGTCAATGTCGCGGCGCAGCGCCCGAGTAAGCTCAGCTACTTCTTTTTGGAATTCTTTTTCGGATAGATCGGCCATGAGGAGTTAGCTTAATCATTAAGGGTGGCAGCAACCACAGTGCGGTTACCAATCCTTTCACGAACTTTATCTTCTGCAGCCCACCAGCATTGATAACCCCACACAACATTGCCGTCATCTAACAGGATCTTAGGGTTTTTAATTGGGCAATCAGGTAGCAAATGCTCACCTTCATAAACACCATAACCGAGTAGATGAACAGTCTCTTTGTCTGCTTCTAAAATTGCACCAACCCGATCGCCAATATTTACAGCCATCACATACCCTCTAAAATAGTTACTTAATTACAACGCAGCGCGTGGGAACCAGATCAAATATGGTTATGCCCTGTAATTGCCCAGCCAGTCGCCAATACCGAGCAAGATAGGTTTTATATTGTCATTGTCAGCCCATCCTGCGAGTCCAATAAATCCGTCCCGGTTAAACGATACAGCTTCTCGCGCGTCCCATTGGTCGGTTTGGCACGTCATGTATGGAGACACTTCATCATTCATTCTGTATGAGCCGCGATAATTACCACTTTCAACCATTCTGGCATTAATGTGTTCCTGCAATGCCGCTAGTTGCTCTTCGGTCACATTTGCTGTCGTTATCCCAGCTGCTGCAATTAGTTCTCGCGCTTTGTCTCTGGTATCGATTGTCATTGCTTTAGTCCCGTAGGGGACGCTGTACGTACCCTTAATTGCTGAGTTCCCACGCAACGCCCATTCAACAAGCTTTGGACAGGCGTGAGAACATGATCAAAAAAGGCGGACTACCGGCCATTACTCGAGTCCGCCCCAATTCAGCCATAATCCGACGCCAATTGCCGTGGCCGCTCCCTGTCCGTTGAACGCCATGGGTGTTCAGGTAATGGCTGAATCACCCCAATGACTCTCCTTAAAAGCCGCTCTCTTTGGGTTGTACGAAAAAATCTTAAAAAATAATTAAACAGCATTTAAAGCCCTATTTAACGACTTGCAGCTTAGCGATTATGTCGCTTACCACCTGATCGGTAGACGCAACCTCTTCAACAGCCGCCACACCCACATATAACGTAATCCGCTGCGTCTCGGTTAAAACCGTGATGCGCTCCATATGGCCCTTCTTAGCGCCCATCGCTGCCATGTGGTTAATAAGCTCAGCAATGCTAAAATTAGCGCCACAAGCAATGTTCTCCATCACCCAAACACCTCGCTAACCCTTACCCCAAACGGCTCCAAAATCCGTGCAAAGCGCTCCAAATCCTCCGGATACTCGCTTTTAATAAACCCGGCCAACTCGCTCAGCACCTCCATCGCAATCGACAACTTCGCAATCTTCGGATTGCCGCCGCCCGCCGCCTTCATCGTCTTGGTGTAAGAATCCGACAAGCGGGCAATCGCCTCAGCCTTGTCCAGCGCGTTGTACTCGCCCTCTTTAATATCCTCAATCGTCGATTGAAACAGCAGCGCGAAATCCTCCAGCAGCTGATTGGTAATATCGCCCAAACCACCGGACGCCATCCTGGACGCATTACGCGCCTTGTCCCAATCATCACCGGCCGCCTTGGCTTTCTTCTTCCACGCCTGAGCCGCGCTATAACTCACCTCGCAACGGGCAGCCGCCTCCGGCAACGGCAAGCGCTCGTAGACAAACAGCTTCCGAACCGCCTGGATTTTTTCCGGTGAATGGGCCACTAAACCCCCAACTTGCCTTTAATCAACGCTACGCCCACCGCCGCCACCGCGCCGGTAATCATGCCGTGCTTAGCCGCCCTGGACTCGACATGGCTGATCCGGTTGCTTAAACCGTCAATCTTGCCATCCATCTTGTCCTGATTTTTAACGACCAACTCCAGCTTGCCGTTGATCTCACCGAGTAATAAATGCAGATCTTGAGACATTACTTCCTCCTCGCCACGCCGGCTTTCTTTTCAAAAGAACGCATCCCGGCCAGACCCAACAGCCCGAGCAGGATTTGCAAGGTCACGTCAGTATTTATCGCAGGGAAAGCACCTTGATACTGACACACCACCACCGCGATAAACTGCGCTACCGGCTCGATCAACGCCGCATAAGCCAGCGCCGCACCACAGACCCAACCGACAAACGGCCGCCAGCCCGACACAAACACAGTGGCGTTTTGCGCCTCCAGCTTATTGGTGTCCATCTGCCCGGCCAATAATAAAAACTCGTTTTGCATTTCCTGGGTTAATTGGGCCAGCTTGGCTTTTTCAACTTCCGTCGCGTCCGGCCAGATCCGTTTAACCGCCGAATCCGCTAATGTAGCGACTGCGGCGACCGCATCATCTATTCCAAACATAACTTAGCCCCCTTGCAGCACGTTGGTGCGCATTTGTTGCGCTAATTCGGTCGCTCGGTTGCCTACCTGCTTGGCCCATTGACTATCCAGCATTTCATCCGCCGCCCGATCAAAATCATTAGCGCGCAACGCCGCCAGCATTTTTTTAAAGCCCAGTAGCCGGGGGATGCCCATATTGACCGCCATATTAACCAACACGTTTTGGCGGGTTAGAGATAGATTGGGAAATACCGGAACTTGATCAATTAAATCCTCAGCCGCCCGACTAATATCATGAGTCAACAGTACCGTAGCCTCCCGCTCAGAAATCCCCGTATCATCGAGATTTCGCCCATAGCCGACCGTTTGCTTGCCTGCGGTGCAACGATAAACATGCGGCCTAAAGCCCTCATGGCGTTTTAACTGATTAACGAGCGCTGAATCTGCGTTGGGATTGGGCATGGCGATACCTCTGTAAAAAATGGCGTTTAAGGAAATAATCCCGCACCAGCTCCATCACCCAATCCCGGTAGGGTTCGGGAACCTCAGGGAAAGCGGCTAAACGCGCATCCCGAGTTGGCAGCGCAATAATGTCAGCCGCATAGTGCCGGGGGCGTTTGCCCAGATAATTAGGGAAAATAGGTGCAGTCACAGTTAGAGTGTGACTTTTCGACAGGCATAAAAAAAGGCGTGAAATGTTTCACGCCTTGGGTTTGAAGGGTCGGATATTAGGATGCCGGAGTTAGCGGCTGGGTGTCAACTGCTTTCTTTAACTGGTATTACACCGCTCAGCTAAATCGACACTTTTTACATTTTTACTGCTTTATTTTAGACTTTGTATTCACTCAAACGCCTAAATTAATTCTCCAGCTAAAAGCCGTTATAACTATGAAAATACTTTTTTTGATCTTACTTATCATCCCTGGGATTTCTTTAGGCAACCCAGGGGCACGGGCGCAAACAGACAGAGATTTAGGCCTGTCAACCGGTAAAGGCCGCCAGAACGGCATTATTCACGTTGAAAATGCCCGCCATTTAGCCGGTATATATTCAATTGCGCCCGCAACAACATCTGTTAGACCCCGAAGCCAAATAGCTTCCACTAAACCTACCTTTAACAAACAGTATGAACGGTTTAGGTTAGATGGCTTTGAATGGAGCATCGTTAATGTTCATGCGTTTAGCGAGTTGGGCAGTTCCGACAATCCGCAACACCCAAGCAATGGCACTTTCATAGTGGTTGAGTTCGAAGCAACAAATATCAGCAACAAAGCCCAATATATTCATTCAAACTTGGTATTAACGGCTGATGGCCGACAATATGAATCGTCTTCCTATAGTGTTTATGCTAAATATCAAATGAACTATGAAAGCGGGCAAAGCGTAAAGGTAGAGCCCGGAGTTACACATAAAACCTATTTTGTATTTGATGCCAAGCACTACTCAAACTATAAATTGATCATGAGAGGCTTTCTTAGCGATGAGCGCATCGTAAAAGAAATAAACATATAATCCGCACTTACCTTAGCCGTGTAGGGTGCGCACCCTACGTACTTCAATGAATCTTAACAGCCGAACCTTTACTCGCTGCCTCACAAATCGCCTGCCATACTACCAGTGCGTAGCCGTGGGCATTGGTGGCCTGGCCGTCACTTTGCGCCAGGACGACCAGTTGTTCCAAGCCCGGATCGCTCTTGATCAGAGTGCCGTTCGGAGTGTCTTCTAAGGTAAAAGTTACTTTTGCCATGTTAATCATTCTGGGTATTTGTTAAATAAGTGCTGCGCTTGCTTTGCACTGGTTTATGCAGGGATACATCTTTAGCCGCCTGATAACCGGCAGTAACGGATTTCCAGTCTGAATCTTTTTTAGGTTCTACCGCTTTGCGCTGATCTTTAACTAAATCGCCGCTCCAGCGTTGCTCTTTGTAAGCGGCAATCGCCGTCTTATCCTGTTCGGTTCCGGCGAACTCACGGACTTGATAGGCGATACGCGTTACCCATGCATTGCAAAAGATATCAGCCATGCGGATTCTATTTTCCCGTTTATAGCGCTTTAAAGTAGCGGTATAGGTGGCGCGGTCTTTGTTTATCTGGCGGTGTAAGACGTCAAAGGTATATGCCGCGAGTTCCGGCTTTATCCCCGGCCCTATGAAATACATCAGGCTATCGTTATAGCCGCCACCTGAACTGAATACGGGGCCGCAGCCAAATGCTTGAGCAATCAAAGCGGACAGCTGTGTCATGTATTGTGGAGGATTGTATTTGCCGCCGGCTTTGCTGGTTTTTTCATGGACTTGACTTGCAGCCACGTCGCCACTGGTCAAGTTGTATTTATTCATCAGGGCATCCGCTTGACGTTTAGCCGTTTCAGCTTCAGCAGGATTATCGGATGCGGCCAGAGCCAAACATTTAGCTATTTTCGTCGCGATTTTTTTTAGTTCAGCATCTGTCATTAGTCATTCTCCCTTTGCCAATCATCGCGGCAAGCCGCATCACACCAACGGCGATCCTTTTCTACCGGCTCGCCGCAAAATAAACACTCGCCGATCGCTACCGCTTGCGGCTCATCGCGTCGGCTGTTGTACATGTTGGATTGACGTGTCATGTCGCTTAACGCCTCCACTTTGTCTGCATCATCTGCCATTGATTATCTCCTATTAAAAAGGCGCGCACACTGCGCCCTACATTTCTAGCCATCCAGACCTTCCAGGTTTTTAAAACCTGGAAGGTCTCCTAAAGTTCTTCAAACAAATCCACTTGCCGCTCATCGGCGACAGGATGACAAATATTAATCACTTGGCGGCGGCTCAGATCATGCCGCAACGCCACGCGAGACGCCGACAGCTCTTGGCGCTCAGCCCGCATCACCGCATTGCGGAGCTGCTTTACAATCTTGTCGACCTTGGGCAGTTCCAGCCGTTGCCCCGGCATGGCGGCGCATAGCTTTACAATGGCGTCCATCGGCAAAATGCCCGGCAATACCTCCGCCTGATGGGCATTAACCGGAATCCGCAAAGTCACGCCGCCGCGCTTTTCCAGCAGCGTCAGCGTGTGGGCCATGCCGATCAAACGCACCAACTGCCGCGCCTGGGGCGGCAGCAAGTCGGCATTGACCGCGTCCAGCTCGGCTTCAGTGATTAAGTTTGACATTGCAGCGCCTGGCCCAGGCTTTCAGTTGCTCAATGCAGGCATTCAGTTCTTGCGAGCTGGCCCATTGCAGCCGGTCTTTTTTATGGTGGTTTTTACACCACGCCTCCAAAGCGTCCTGGGATTCATCCTGGACAACACCGGCCTCGGCCATCGCTAGCCACATCACATTAAGCTTGGCAATGCGCGGCGCTCGCCAGTCTTTGTCGGTATGAGTAAACTTTTTTCCGCCGCTACCGGTCGGCTTAAAGCCTGAATCTTTCATACGCTCAACCGCTTGGCATAGTTGGCCGATAGTCATCGTCGTAGCCGAATAGCGGCCCTTGGCATCTTTGGTCGCACCTTGCAGCGGCAACCAAATACCCCGGTAAAACTCTTCGTCCCAACCTAATTGTGCTTTGCCGATTGCCAGCAACTGGCAATAACGGGTGCGGTTATCGACCTGGGCATGTTTAGCCTGGCTCATGCCGCCTCCTCAGTCGAAGAAAAGTCAAACTCAAACCCGTCAGGAAAATCCACCGATGAGATAGACAGCGGGATCGAGACCTTTTCTTTATTGTCGTTAATAAAATAGGCCTCGATAAACCAGCACGTCCGGACCGGACGATAGGCCTCACGGATGGTTTTAACGCCATCGGTAAACTCAGCGTTATTGAACTTTTCAGCTAACTGTTGTAGCTCCAACACGCGGCTGGCCCGCAGGTTGCCTTTTTGATCTTTTTTAAGCAGCTTAAAGATGGTTTGCACCAGTTTGGCCGAGTCCTCGTCTTTGGCCAACGACTCGATAAAGACATTAACCTTTTGCTCCCCCTCGGACACCGTATCGTCCCAACCATCGTTAACACGGTAGCCGATAGTGATACTGTATTTATCGGTTGAGAACGTATGGCTTTGCTGCTCGTTCTTACGGTCTTTTTTATCGGCGCTATAGACCGATGCCTTCAGCTCCAAAATGCCTCGGAAATAGTCAAAGGTTTCCTTTTTGGCTTCAATCAGCAGGGCGGAGACATCCATCAAGCGTTGCACGGCAGGCGGCACCGTAGAGCCGACCAGGTCTTTATAGGCTTGACGGTCTTGCTCGGTCTTTTGCTGTCTGGCTTTTAATAAATCCAGCAGTTGTTGTTCGGATAAATCGGTGGGGTTAATTAGCGTTTCTTGTGTCATGGTTTAATCTCGGTTTAAAAGTTGTTTTAAGGTTATTTCCCTACTGCGCCTTTCCAATCATTGGGGGGTGGTTTACGCTCCTGTCGTTTGCGTTCGGCTTCCGCCATTAATTTTTCCGCGTGGTTTTTATCGACCGGCGGTAATGTGGTATTGCTACCGGTAGAGACAACCCGGTGCTGCCGCTGTTGATCGACTGCCTTTTCCAGTGCCGCCGCGTTTTGCTCGCCTTTGTTGGCTAATACCTTCAACAGGTAGCCATGCCCCGTTAACGGCAGGGTGAGCGTGGGCGGACGTGCCGCCATTCTCAGCATTTCCGCCTCCCAAACCGGTAACGGAGCGGCATAGGTAATGCCGTTACGTTTGACTTGCGCCGCCTTGATCATCGGCATTAATTCCTTGGTCAGGGTTAATCGCCGCGACCAACGCAGGTCCTGCTTCAGCGGCTTAAACAATTCCAAATAGCGCAGTAACACGCCGACCATCGATAAAGGGATGCCCTGTAATAGCTCTGTCCACTCATTCCCCGTCAGCACTTCTATTGCCATGATCACATCGACAGAGCTATTGCAATACGGGCACTGAATAGTGCAGTTTCTCGGTAATCGCTCCTGCATTACTCTACCTCCTGTGTCCATACAGTCGTCATCCGTGCGCCCTTTTAAACCGTGGGTTAATGCGATGCCGGTTGACCGGTTGGATATAACGGCCATTTCTAAAGGCGACATCACGCAGCTGCTTGCAGCGCCTGGGCTGGATCAACGATGATGCGCTATCGCCGATCCGCTCTACCTGACTGCTGCACATCAGCTCGGAGACAAAAGGCGTCCGTTTATTCTCCCGCAGCACGTTGACAATGTGCTCAGGATCGTGGCTGATAAAAAAATGCAGGCCAACCCGGTTTTTAAATAACACCTCATTGGCAAAAAAGAACTTTATCCAGTACTCGTTTTGCTCCGGGGCGCGCATGAACAGGTAACCATTAACACCGTGCTGAGCGAGGCCGTACTTAACATCGAGTTGCCGGTAAACAGCCGTCCAATCAATGGCAGGCCCTATTTCTACAAGAGGCGGGATCGCTGCTAACGGATGACTGAAAAAATGCATGATAGTTTTCAACATAACAACCTCTGCTAAATGATGCTTTTGGGACGACGGATAAAGTGCTGTGCCAGCGTCAAATCCAGTTTGGCTCGCGGCACAATGTTTTGCTTTGCATGCTTTTTAGGCTTGGCGGCTTGCTTAGCCAAATAGGCCTCAATTTCTTTTTTAATCCAAACCGATGGGAAACCGTTCTGCTCTATAATCGGCTGGGGAAAAGCAGGATCGGTTCTCAACCGGTTGGCGGCGTAATTTTTCTTGCCGCCCGCCATTGCATTAATCTCAAAAGAATTTACGGTCTCCATCATGCACCTCCCGTCACAAAGCCGCGCCCGGCCATAGCCTGCTGGTTAATGCGCTTGATCAACTCCGGCGTAATGTCGGCGTTGTTCTTGTTCGCGTACCGGTAGGTGTTTTTAAGCAGATTCTTCAACGTCCTGGCGCTGCCTTCACAACATCCGTAAAACGCCTTCAAAACCGCGTCTGGCAGTTCCTCAGCGCAATAACTGGTCACCAATAGCGCACAGTCCTTTTCGCTGATCTGCTTGGCCAGTGCCGGCCAAAACCCAATGCGGCTACTGATCTGTCCAAACCGTCCCTCAGGGTCTTGCACCATCGGCAACAGCTCAGCGGTACCGACCAGCACCACGCCGATCTCGGCAACGTCCGATATACGCCGCAGAGCGCCAAAGCTGCGCTTAGGCAACCAGTTGGCTTCATCAACCAGGATCACCCGGTCAGAACCTTTCAGCGACTTAATCAGCCCCGCCATTTGCTGAGCCTGAGTGCCTTTAACCGCGACCGAACCGGTCGCCGTAATCAGCTCCTGGATAAATGTCGAGTTATCGATACCCTCAAAAGCCTCTAACAGAATGGCTGATTGGGTTTTACGGGCATAACTGCGCAATGCCGTGGTTTTACCCACGCCTACCTTGCCGGAGAAAAACCCGAAATCCCGGTCGACATGCGTACGTTTGCATACCGCCTCGATCTGCACCGCGACACTGGTTTCGGTATACGGAATCTCGTTTTTCGCAGCTTGGTTCCGTGCGTCAACGCGTTCGATCGCATCAATCATGCGCTGCAAAAATTTGGTCGGCGAACTGATATAAGCGCCGGTTAAGATGCTGCTACGGGTACCCTCTTTAATGTCAGTCAACCGCGATAAATCGGCACCCGTTCTGCCGGGCTCCGCTAACCAGGCATTAATGCGTTGCACCATCAACTTGTCTTCATCGCTATAGGTCGATTTGTAAGCAATCTCTGGGGTACTCATTACGCCACCGCCTTGCAGCACGTAGCCGTTGCGATAACATCCATGTTTTCATTCATAATATCGATTTCAGTATCACTAAAAGCGTCATACCCTATGTAAACCGTGGTTTTCTCCATGTTGACCAGTTCTGGGCAGGTAAATTCCCTGGCGCCAAAACGAATGGCGCGATTGACCACAAAGCGCGGGGTTGTTTTTGTTTTTTTACTTAGCATCGGTATAATCTCTCTTGTAGTTGAAAAAGGTGACCCTCGTCCAGGACGGGCCTGTCCTGAGTTTGTCGAAGGGCACCAAGCTATTAGAAGCTGTCAGTGAGGTCCAAATCGTCACTCACAGCTTCGTTTTTATTGCCTAGATACATCGCATCGTCGGCATTAAAATTCAGTGCGTCCGGCTCTTCCAGACGTGAGAAATCAGTTAAATCAAGCAGAGCCGCAGTGCCTTCTTCCAACGTCAGCACCGGCTGCGCCCGCAGTTTCTTTTCGTCGGCTTTACGCTCCAGCCGTTTGATTGAGCCTTGCAGGCTCTTTTGGGTCGCCTCGACAATGCGCGACTCCGGCAAACGATCCACTTTACCCACCAAGGTTGCGATGCAAATCAGCCGCTCCTGCTCATCCAGAACGCGTATCTCGTTATCTTTATGCAGGCTGTATTCGATCAGCACCTTGACGTTGTTGTATTGCGCCAATTCAGCCGCCTGATAGGTGCGGCCATGCAAAGTAATGCGCCACCGCTTAACCGTACGCACCTCACGCGGCATAATCAGTGCCTCGGCGGCAATATGTACGGGGACTTGCTGTAAGTCCCGTAGCCAAACTTGGCGCGGTGTCTCGCCGTTTAACACCCCTTTAGGCTCATTGTTGTAATCATCGATATACTGCTTTACCGATGCCACATAATCGGCGTAAGACGGTAAGGTACGTAAGCCGCGAGCAACCTCATCCGATAACCGGCGGTTGATTTCAGGAGCCATGTCATCACCGCAGTAGGTTAAAAACTTCTTGTCATGCCTGTTCCTGAAAATCTTGAAAAAGCCTTCAACCAGTCCCTTGCCTTTAGAATTGCCCGGCAACGCAAACGAAGGCGTAATATCCATGCGATTTAAAAAGCCGATAGTTTCATCCGCCATCATCCGAGACTTGAACCCAGAACCGTTGTCCAGGAACAGCATGGAGGGGACGTGATCCTCGCTGAGCATGGCGTTTGAGAGTGCGAATAACGTGCTGATTGACGATTCGTCATCCGACATAAACCAGCCTGCCACATAGCGGCTGCGTATATCGATCCAGATTGTTAGCTCAGGCCGATAAACCTTTTTTCCGGATGGATGCGACATATACACGTCAACCGTATGGCCATCGCCCTCATAGCCAAAACCAACCGGCAGCACGTCGTTGTCGCGTATTTTGTGCGGCGCCAGGTTGTGCTTATAAAACGTCTTGCCCATTCGCCCAGGCGATTGCTTCCCCAATGTTGCCGGCATCGTTTTCAGATAGCTGGTGACTCGACTATTGGTTGCCGAATCAAAGCCGTAATCGGTACGCAGCCAGTAAGCGACATCCGCATAGCCCGGTTTACTGGGCCGGTTAAATAGCTCGATCGCTTTATGCTCCCAGCCGTATGTTTTGCGCATCCTGCCGGTGTGCTGCTTAGTCAACGCCAAGACATTGCCGTTTTTAAATTTCGCTAAATCATTGAGCCAGCGGTATACCGTCGCCCGGTCAGGGCATTGATGGCGCTTTTTTCCGCGCAACACTGCCAACGCGTTCAACACAGGATGCGGCAATTGACCGTCCTGAAACGCCTTCTGGAAGGCAACAATACGGGCAGAGTCACTGTTACCAGTACAGCCCAGCACATAGCTGCACACCGATTGATAAGCGCTGACTTGCTGACGCTTGGCCGGTGTTAGCGGGTCGGCCAGCACCCGTGTCGACAATGCTTTAGCCGTGGTTGCGGACGGTTTTAATGAGGCGTCGATAACTTGCACGGCGGTGTTCATGACTGGTCACCCTTATCTTTTTTAGTTTTTGGTTTTTTAGCCGTAGGAAAGTGCAGCTCGGTTAATGCCGCTTGATACCGAGCCGACTCCTGAGCCGCCCAACGCTCCTCATGCGTCATGCTGTTGGGTTGCGGCGGGTTAACCGGAATGGCCGGATCGATGCCCCAAGTCATATAACAATCTTCCATGATTAACTCGGAATTGCCGTGCATCACGCTCAGCAAATGGATCAATGGATAGATAACAGCCTCTTGTGCCTCATACTGCACTTCTTGTTGGAAGTTTTTAGACAGCTCGTAGGTCTTACGGGCGCGTACCACAATGCCTTGTAGGGTTTCCATGTCTTCGAACAGTTGCTTGCGTAGCGCCACGAATGAGCGCCGTTCCGGGCTTAGCTTTTTCAGGTCCAGGTTTTCGGCCAGCAGCTCGGCGGCTTTGTCGGCTTCGACATTCATCTTTTTTTCGGCGTCCAGGATGCGCTGTTTCAGGTTTTTGACTTCGGCGCGGTGGCTTTGCAGGACGCTTTTTAATTCGCGGACGCTGTAGCGTTGCGCGGTTTCCAGGGTGATGCCGTAGACTTCCTGGCCTTCGGCGAGTTGTTCCAGGTCGGATTCATCGAAGCTTTTAAATTCTATTAACTTCGTAATACCAATATGAGGAAACGCGTGTACACATTTCTCAGGACTGCGGCAAAAGAGCTTGTAGACATCGATCATGTTGTAAAGTGTTTGGATTGCAACTCCTCGACGATCAGCTTCTTCCTTAATGAAGTGTTTGTTAGAACTCTCCAATCGATTGGAGAGTTCTAACACTTGTACAAAGTGCATCCCACTATAAACAGCCGTTAATACGGAAGCCTTTAAGCCTTTAAATGCTTCCTCGGTGTGCTGCTCAAGTGTCATCGCAGCAAATGCAGCCGGGTCGTAATTCATACCTTCCGCTTGCAGCAAGGCCGCAACATGCGCTGGAGGTGTAGCGTTGGACAACTCGCCCACGGCCCGGCGATCCTGTGCTTGGCGTGGTTTTAAATCAGTCATGATCGGCTTCCTGCCTGTGTGTTAACACTTCCAATAAATCTCTTATGCGAGTTTTCATGTTTGTTAGCAGTGCTACTTTGTCGCTGTCTTTTTCTGCTAAGCGTCTGAATTCGTTTAGCAAATCAGTCAGTATTTGTAAAAACTCTAGGCAATCTTGATCGGCATAAGACATGCTAAGATTGAGGACAAAACCGTGTGCCATTGTTCTGTTATGCTGAAAAAACGCGCTATCGTTGATGTGATGCAACAGCGCGTCCAGATCGAGCTGTATCACCTCTAAGAAACGGATGTACATAAACAAAGGCAGGGCTGGGTTTGGTTTTAGGGCTTGTTGTTCTTTACTGCCCCGATCACCCGCGCTAACTACTTCTATCTCTATATTGGGATTCCCTTCGGCTCGGAGCATAGCCGAACCTGCATCGGTCAGCCGAATAAGGTTTTCATTATTGATCTCCAGTAATGCTTGGGAAATGAGTTCATCAACCAAGCCCTGTGTTGGGCATGGGCGGACAAAAGAGTTGCATAGCTCATCTATGTCGGCGGTTGCTTGTGCTTTAATCGTCTCGGTGCGGAAATACAGCAACGCATCTATAATTTGGGTGCGATTGGTAAGCATGATTATTCTCCGGTTAATTGTTTTTTTAAAACGTTAGCCTTGCGCGTCAGGTTGGCGCTTTCCACTAACGTTTGTCCTAGTTCCAAAGCTATTTTTTCGCGACGGTCGACCAAGTCGTGATTGACCGCTTGCGCCAGCACTTGGATCGTCACTGTGCAGCCACACGCCCAACTGAATGCCGGTAAATACCGGGCCGGAAACTCGCTGAATTCCTTGCTGTTCGCAGTCCATGCGTTCAGTTGCCGCAGGGTGATCGGCTTTTCCAGGTCGGGTAGGCACAGATTCATCCGTTCGACAATGCGCTCCCTGGACAGTCCACGCTTTTTACTTTCACGAATGCCGAAGTTAACCGCTCCTTGTAGTTCCGGCCCTATATCCAGATCAACTGCTGTGGAAGCCTCCAGTGCGGTCTCTTCTGCCAGTCGCTGGAAAATATCCACCTGATTGCTGGTAAAAGATTGTTTCTTTTTAGCCACTGACTAAACCCGCTTGGCCGCTTAAACTAATGCTGTCGTTTAAATTCATGGGTTTTGCTCTCAATAAGGATTACGGTTATGTCTCAACAAATAGAAGCTCGATTAACTGAAATTAATGAACATCTGCATCATCTAAGCGCTCGCCTGGATCAGTTGCACTCCCGGCAATCGGGTACGTTGCTGGTTGTGAGCTGGCTACTGGCAAAGCATCCGCAGGACGAGGCGCTGCAATTTTTAATGGATCAGGGTTCTGAGGTGTCAGACAATCCGTCGCTGGCAGAGCATGAGGCTGTGCTCGCCGGGCTAATCGAAGACGTGCAGCGCTGGTACGCTCTGTGTCCAGACGGCAAATAAGTTCAGCTTTAAAAAAAGCGACCATCACGCTGCCGCCTTTGCGTTTTTTAATGTTTGACGAAACGGTTTTCTGGCTTCGTAGTTGTAAACGTCAGGCCAAAGCTCATTGGTTTTTTTGCCGATCAATTTGGCAATATGATCAGCGATACGCTTGCTTTGCTGTTTGTCGTGAATAACCAACCGAACCGAATTAGCGGAGCAATCCAATTGCTTGGACACTGCTTTCATGGTTAGCTTGCGCTTTTTGAGTTCGGCAATTATGTCTTCAGGGTGCATTCCCTTTTGTTCGGGGGCGCTATTTGGCATAATGACAATTCCTATAAAGTTGTAACGGGAAAGCGGCAGTTAGCTTTGGACAGTGAGCTGCCGCTATTTTTTTGGGGTTGGTAAATAATTTTTTTACCAACGGTTTGAATAATAAATCCATCAATGATGGATGTCAACACGTTTAATGGATAATGGGGATTAATTCTTTTGATCTAGTGATGAGCAGATTCGCTAAGGCCGTAGGTCTTGGAAGTGATAAGGCTATTGCTGAATGCCTTGGCATTAGTCCTACTGCGTATTCGAATAGAAAGCAACGCGGCTCTATCCCTTATGATGAATTAATCGAATATTTGTATTCACATAATATGGATATTGAGCATATGCTCTCGCCAAGCACTACTCCGTATAAAACAATATCCCCGTCTACACACCCGGTGTCGTATAAGCATAGTAATTACGAAAGTGACGAATTTTCTGCCGTACCCCGTTATAACGTGCAGGTAGCCGCTGGGCACGGAGCGATTAATGGGACTGAAGAACAGCTGCAGCCGTTAGCATTTCGGCGTGATTGGTTAGCGACGCGGCATTTATCTCCCGACATGCTGGCGATTGTGGATGTGAGCGGTAATTCTATGGAACCTTACCTTAAGGATGGCGACATGGTGCTAGTTGATCGTTCGCAGACAACGGTCACAAGCGGTAAGACTTACGTACTAAGAATAGACGGGCATCTGCTGGTTAAAAACCTGCAATTGCTGCCGCAAGGCATGGTACAGGTCTGTAGCTTTAATGCTGGCTTTGCTCCATATCAAGTGGATTTATCGAATGAGGCTTTGGATATGGCGGTGATTGGACGAGTTGTTGCATCGATGCATGAGTGGTGAGATTTAAACAGATAGATTTTAAACGGGGGAAAGTATGCTCGGATTAACCGGCAATGATGTAGATCATGAAGAAATCCGTAACCTGTTGAAAAGGGCCACGGTACAAGCCAATGATAAAGATTACGATGCTGCCATTGGCAGCTTGTCAAAAGCTTATGCGTTAATGACGACTTGCTCAACCGAGTGGCCTATCAAAACTTATTTCAGGCTGGCACGTTACCATCATCTGGCTGATCGGTATGAAGAGGCGCTTAGTTGGCTTCAGGGACTTTATGATGATGTCGATATAACTGCCGATGCCCGAGAGCTTTTGTATAAAGAATGGGGTTGGCGGCAAAAAGGCGGCTTTGCCAAAGTATCGAAAACGCAGAGAAATACTTACCGTAAAATCATTGATGATGAAATTGTGTTGCTTAATACCAGGCAGCGAAAAATAGAACAACGTGCTCGTAAATTGAGTTAGCTCAGTAGGGTGCGCACCGCGCACCATCATGGTTTTAACGTACAAGCTGGCTCAACGCCGCCCGGTATCGTTACCCAGATCGTCACACAAGGCACCAGGTTAATACACAGCCGTTTGTTATAAGGCGACCAATGGGCGCCTATCCAACAGCTGCCCCAGCGAAAAATTAACCCTGCTTTCATGTTGCTCCGGATGTTGTAAAAATAGGCCGTCACGGGCGCGTTAGGCGTTTATGCGTACTGAGCCATTAAAAAACCCTCGAAGCGCCTTATATCGATTTTTGAAGGGGTTTTGAATGCGGTCTAACTGGGATTGATGGGGTAATGTTTCATCTCTGATTCGGGTATGGTGATATACGTAAGCTCGAGTCTTTTATCCAGATTATTCATGTCTGGATTCGCTGCATATTCCTGAGCTGTTTTAAGCAGGTGTTCGGCTGCCTTTAGGTAGTCTTTCTCTAAAAAATAGTCTAGGGCAATATCTTCATCACACACTTGCCAAAGCAATACTTTTGGCGCTGATTCTTTTTGTGCGATTAATGTAATTACCGCGTTCTTGAGCTCTTGCAATTGCTTAATAGTTAATTTTTCAAGGTACCTTTGGGTAATCATTAGGCTTTTCCTGTTTTGCTTGCGTGGTGCTTTTTTTTGCCATAGTCTATAAAAACGACCTGCCTTACTTAAGACGTGAAACGTTTCACGTCTTACTCACCCCGTTCGGCATGGGTATGCTTTACCCATGAACTTACTTCATCACTTACCGTTAGCAGCATGAACGCAGCCAAACTGTATCGCGGCGATACCTGGTCGCGAGTCTGGGTGCTGAAAAATCCAGTTAAACAACCGATTGACCTGTCCGGGGCAACGGCGCGCCTGCATGTTCGCAATAACGCAAAGGCCCTGATTTATGCCGCGTCAACCGTGAACGGAGATATTGTTGTCGACGCTACGGCAGGCAAATTAACGTTGACGGTGGCGGCGGCGGAAACGGCTACCTGGGCGCCGGGTACATATAAATTTGATCTTGAGGTGACGCATGCCGACGGCACGGTGAAAACCTACGAATCCTCGGCGCTGGCCGTGCTGGAAGACCAGACGCATGACTGATGTTGTCATTATTCAGCAGCCGGAGCTTATTACTGTCGAGGCTGGTTCTGCTGAGTCGGTCGTGGTTGAGGTCGGGGTTCCGGGGCCGCCTGGGCTCAGCGCCTATCAGTCGGCCGTGGCTAACGGCTTTGTAGGTACCGAGGCAGAATGGCTGGTGTCACTTGTAGGCGCTTCGGGCGGCTCAGTAATACAACTCATTGCCGGTATTGATCTGGGCGGAAACCGCGTTGTAACGGCTGCCGCCGTCTATGCCGATAGTGCAGATATAACAACCGCCGGCAACGCTATAGGTATAACAGCGGGCGCGGCAAGCCAAGGATCGCTAGTGGATATTGCAACCACAAGTGAGCTTGACGGTTTCTTCGGCCTGACGGCTGATCAGCCGGTTTATCTATCCGTTTCAGGAACGGTTACTCAGATCATACCTACATCCGGCTATTTACAGCGGGTTGGTGTGGCGATATCTACAACGAAACTTTTAATTAACATTTCAGAACCAATCGTCCTATAAGGGGAAAATCATGGCCGGAAAAAAATATATAGCCTTAGTTAATGGTGTTAGAACCGAAACCGCTTCCAACGATACATCCGCTGGAGCTGCTGACGCAGGGAAAATTATCGCACTTAACGCTAGTGGCGTGCTTGATCCCTCCATCGTAAACAGTAAAACAACCAGTGCGGGTGCGGGTGATTCCGGCAAGGTTCCTGCGTTGGGGTCTGGTGGTCGACTGGATCTAAGTTTTATGCCGACCGGTGTGGGCCCGGATACATCATTGATTGCAACTTCCGAAACGCTGGCTGCCGGGGATCTTGTCAATATCTGGGATAACGCCGGCACTGCTGAGGTAAGAAAATCGGACGCTACAACCGCAGGGAAAGAGGCTCACGGATTTGTTTTAGCGTCGTTTACTCATCCGACCAGTGCGGTGGTGTACTTTGAAGGATCAAACGATGCGGTGACAGGACGGACGCCTGGAAAGCAATATCTAAGCACCACCGCCGGTGGCACTTCTGCCACCCCTCCATCAGGATCAGGAAACGTTATTCAGGTTGTCGGGTTCGCTACTTCAGCGACAAACGTCAACTTTCAAGCTTCGGACATTGATGTTTTAGCGTAATTTATGACTGACGTCCGGCCCTTAAAGATTAGCCAGGGTCACCGCGCTCAATTTGCAGATGGTGACGCTGTACCCGTAGCCAATGGCGGCACCGGCGCCACAACGGCCGCCGAGGCGCGTGCTAATCTCGGCGTGAGCACGTTGCCTGGGGAAATACGCATGTACGCTGGGGCCACAAGCCCAGCGGGCTGGCATATTTGTGACGGCTCAGCTCTATCACGCACAACCGACGCCAATCTGTTTGCGGTGATAGAGACAACTTACGGGGCCGGTGACGGAAGTACTACGTTCAATGTACCTGACTTGCGAGGTAATACAGTTATAGGCGCAGGCGCAGGCTATGCCTTGGGGGCCAGCGGCGGTTCGGAAAGTGTGACGCTTACTGAGGCGCAGCTACCCTCGCATAGCCATGAGGCCACGCTGGATTTAACGGAGGTATCTGCCGCCACTGACATTAAGGTCGGCACTGCCACCAGCGGCGGCTCCTCTGTGGCTAGTGAAGGGTGTACCTTAACCAGTACCCCGAACGCTCCGCCAAGTTCAATTAGCGCAGCCATTTATTTACCTTCCGCCACGGCACAAGCAGCCCCTATTACCTTGAGCGGCGTTACCACCACAGTAACGGTTACGGGTACCGTGGAAAACGCCCCTACAGGCTCAGGAAATGACGTGTCGGTCATGCAGCCCTATTTAGCCCTTAACTACATCATTAAGTTATAAATCGTAACCCAACCCTCGCGATGCGCCCTCTACGTACTAACGCAATAATTAACGTGGCCGCACCGCGCGGCTGAACAAAACCAGTGAGCTATCCGGCTCACGTTGAATGATGGGTTATACATTATGGCAACAGTAACACTTGAGACAAAGAAAACCATGCTTAGAGCAGCCCTTTTAAATATGGATCAAAAAGGTAAACTTGGCCAGGTTGCAAATGCCACCGGAATTAGCGGAGGTATCGAGGCATTACGGGAAATGATAAACGACCCGAGCACAATAGGAATTATGGATATAGGGATGATAGGTATGCATTTCGGCATTGATGTATAACGCATTAGCTAACAGGGCGCGGCCCTGAAAGCTGAACAACACAATCGCATTATCCCCGCGCTCCTGTTGAGCGCGGGGATAATGCGATTGTGTAATTAACGGAGATACTATGAAAGCAAAGCCCGTGAAGTTGGTTTACGGAGAAGGTTATAAGGATTGCTTAATCGAAGAAGCAACCCATGTGACCCTGAACATTCCAGGGCCTACCGGAAAGCTCACACTACCGGTGATAATCAAAGGAAAACGGGAAGGGACTGGAAACTGGACGTGGAATGGCGACACAGAAAGCCCTACGATCAGACCGAGTGTTTTAACGACAAACCATGAGTTCCGTTGCCATTCTTGGATAAATGACGGAAATGCGCAATTTCTGCCCGACTGTTCGCATGAGTTGGTGGGCCAGACGGTCGAATTGGGCGAAGTAATCTAACTTGCATCTAAAGTATTTTTGCCCTAGCCTAATAAAAGCAGTTCATCCTTCAAGGCCGTGAAACATTTCACGGCTTATGCTCCTCGTTAGTCGTGGGTATTATTGACCCATGAAAAATAAAAACACCTCCCAATCAGATTTTAAAGGCTTTGACGATTTCATTGAGTTGTTTGAGGCCGGTGCGCGCACCGATAGCGCGGGACGTACCGCAACCTGGACCACCGCCGATCTCGATCAAATGATTGCTAACCACAGCGCTGCTACTGCCGCGCCGATTGTTATTGGTCACCCCAAAGACGATGCCAGTTCGTTTGCGTATGGTTGGACCGAGCAGCTTAAGCGGTCCGGCACTACATTGCTGGGTAAATTTACTCAGGTTGATCCGGGATTTGAACAACTGATCAAAGACGGCAAACTTAAAAACCGTTCAATCCGCATTCTAAAGGGCGCTAAGGGTTTCAAGCTGGGCCATGTCGGTTGGTTGGGCGCGACGCCGCCTGCTGTCGATGGCCTTCAGCCTGTGCAATTTGCCAACGCTGATGAGGTGTTTGATTTCAGTCTGGACGAGTGGCAATCTGCCGGCATTATGGCGCGATGCCTACGCAATATGCGCGAGTTCTTGATCGCTCAATTCGGGCAGGAGAAAGCCGACGCCGTGCTACCCAATTACGACATCGATGAGTTAAATCGCTTGTCCGAACAACAGTACCAGGAGGAGCGGGCCGAGCAGCAAGCTGAAGCCGATGCCGCCGGTCTGCCTTCTTCATTTTCACAACCACAACCACAGGACAATGCCATGACTGTAACTCAGGCTGATCTGGATGCTGCCAAGCAGCAGGCGGATGCCGCTAAACAACAGGCGTCGGATTTTGCCGCGCAAAACCAGGCACTTCAACAACAGCTGGATGCGGAACGCGATGGCCGAAAACGCGTCGAATTCCAAGCAATCGTCGATAAGCATAAAGCCCGAGGCGTAGCACCCGCGCTGTTAGAGCCTGCCGTGGATTTTATGCTGCAACTGGATGAGGGTGAAACCGGCGTATTTGAATTTAGCGTCGGCGCAGATAACGCTAAAAAGACAGTTAAACAACTCGATTTTGTGCAAGGTCTACTTGATGCGTTGCCGGCCGCGGTTAAGCCGGGGCCAATCGATTTTAGCGGCGATGTTAAACCCGGCGGCACGGTTGAAGATATCACCAAAGCCGCGCAATCCTATCAATTTTCCGAAAGCCAAGCGGGGCGCACTGTCAGTGCAGCCGATGCGGTCGCTTTTGTAACTAAAGGAGCTACCCATGAGTAACGCACCCTTTCCGATCCAGCCGGAACTCACCGCGATTGCGGTGATGTACAAAAATAAAAGCATGATTGCCGATTTGGTGGCGCCGCGCTTTCCGGTCGGTAAACAAGAGTTCAAGTATTTGAAGCATGATCTGGCCGAGGGTTTTACCGTGCCGGATACCAAAGTGGGACGTAAATCCAGGCCGAATGAAGTCGAATTTTCAGCGACCGAAGAAACGGACTCCACGGTTGATTATGGTCTTGATGACGCTATTCCGCAGGCCGATATTGATAACGCACCGCCTAATTACGATCCCTTGGGCAAGGCAGTTGAGTACACGACTAATTTGATTGAATTGGACCGTGAGGTGCGGGTCGCGAATATGGTGTTCAATGCCGCCAATTACGCAACCGGCAACAAGTCAACCTTGTCCGGCACGTCGCAATTTTCGCATGCCTCGTCAACGCCGATCGATACCATTACCGATGCGCTGGACAGTATGGTGATGCGGGCTAATGTGATGGTCATCGGCCGCTTGGCCTACAGCAAGCTGGTTAGAAACCCGGAGATTATTAAAGCCTATTACGGCACCGGTAATGATAAAGGCATTGCTAACCGCGAAATCCTGAAGCAGTTGTTCGAATTGGACGACGTGCTGGTTGGCGAGTCGTTTGTCAATAACGCCCGCAAAGGCCAGTCGGCCTCGCTGGCCAGAGCCTGGGGTAAGCATGTCGCCTTGATTCATCGCGATTCAACCGCTGATTCCACGCGCGGCACGACCTTTATGTTGACCGCCCAGTTCGGAACCCGCATTGCCGGCAGCATCCCCGATCGGGATATCGGTTTGCGTGGCGGTGTGCGTGTACGGTCAGGCGAGAGTGTTAAGGAGTTTATGCCGGCTAACGACTTGGGTTATTTCTTTCAAAATGCAGTGGCATAGGGGAATGGTATGGCGGAAGAAAACGATAAAACTGCGCTATATAGCGTGCAGTCTCCACTGATGCACAACGGTGAGGCTGTCGGCATAGGCGGCGAAATTGAACTCACTGAGCGCGAGGCGGAGCCATTAGTCGCGGTGCGCGTTGTTGAATTAAAACCGGCTTCAAAAGGGGGTAAAAATGGCTAATCCAGGATTAATTAAAAATTACACGGCGGGCGGCACGATTAACCAATACCGTGTCGTTAAGTTTGGCGCCAGTGATGGCGTGGTGGTTCAAGGCGCGGCGGCGACCGATCTGTTAGTCGGCGTTTCGTGCCAGCCAGGCGCGGTGGCGTCCGGTGAACGTATCGATATCGTGCGTAGCGGAATGGCTGATGTGGAATATGGCGACACCATCGCGCGGGGTAAAAAACTGACGTCGGATGCGGATGGTAAAGTTATTGAAGCCGCCCCGGCTGCTGGTGCGAATGCACATATTATCGGCATTGCCGAGGTGTCCGGCGTGGTCGGCGATATCGTACCGATGTACCTAGAACCCGGTGTGATGCAAGGCTAATGTACTGCACCACGGAACAATTAATCAGCTGGTTCGGTGAGCCGGAGTTAATCCAGCGCACCGACCGGGAGCCGTTTACCGGCACGATTAATCAAACGGTAGTGGATGAGGCGATCGATGCGGCCGGGAAGAAGATTGACGGCTATTTGCGCACGGCGTATCCATTGCCGTTGTCGGATGCCTTGATTGCCTCCAGCGGCTTGGCAGAAATCTGTGGCGATATCGTGCGCGGAATTCTTTATAAGAATATAGACAACGAGCCGATCAGGGCGGCTTATAAAGACGCCATAAATTGGCTGAAAGATGTGCAGGCTAAAAAAGTCACCTTGGGCGAACAAGACCAAACTGTGACAGAGACAGGCACATCGGTGATTCGCCAGGGGCAATCCCGGTTTAATTGGGACGCGTTCTGATGGATAACTTTTTGTCGGCCTCGGCATTGTTGGTCGCTTATGCACAGCAGCAAATCACTACGGTGCCGGAAAAAAACATCCGCGCGGCGGTTAACCTGGAATGGGCTGTTAACAACGCGCTATCGCCATCGGTCAACATTATTTTTTTTGACGATGTACCGGTCACCGATGCGGGCGGCACCAGTATGCAGGGTAAAGTTCAGGCCAGCCTTCAGTATTGGTTGGTGTTGATATCGATACGCAATGTGGCTGATGCCGGTACCGCCGCGCAAGTGGACGCCGGCGAATTGATTGTCAGCGTATTGCAGGCATTGCAAGGTTATTCATTATCCATGCAACACCAGCCGCTACACCGGCAAAAGTGCCCGTTCCGGCGTACCGATAAAAACGGCTTTGCCCATTTTCCGTTTATGTTTTCAACCCGCATTATCACCACCGGCAGCGTTGCGCCGCGGTGATCACTATAACCTGTAACGTAAGGAGCAAGCTCATGGCTGAACAGCCCGAAAAAAAAGCCCCAACTGTCGAAGTGACGCTGTTAATGCCGCACGAAGACGGTGGTAAACCGTTTAACAAAGGCGAAAAAATCACTGTCACCGAATCGCAAGCCAAATGGTTGCGCGGCCGCGGTGTTGTCGCCCAAAACCCAACCGGAGTTAAATAATGACTACTGAAGCAACTGGCGCCTTACAGATTAAGGGCACTGTTTATATCAATGCCAAAATTAACGGCGCTTTTCAGGGCTTGAAAGATGTGCCGGGGGTTGTCGAATTTAGCGTAACGCCAAAATCGAAAACCATTACCCAAATCTCCAAAGACCGGGCGACCGCCGGCCAGGTAACAGGTGTTGCGTCAACGCCGGAACCGGCAGAAGTTAAAATCAAATTCTCGGCGTTTAATTCAAAGATGATGGCTATCGCGATGATGGGCGAATCGTCGGTATTAAGCAGCGGCGCGGGCACGGTGACCAATGAAACGGTAACGGCCAAACTGGATACGTTTGCCAGGTTGTCGAAACGCAATATCACAGCCGGTTCCGTGGTCGTTACCGATGCCGCGACCGACCTGGTGACCTATGTTGAGGGCACCGACTATACCGTGAACTATGCGGTCGGCATGATTAAACCGCTATCAACGGGGTCTATCGTTAACGCGGCGTCAGTGCACGTCGACTTTGCCAATGCGGCTTATGAGGGGTTCGAGACCGTAGCGGCGACTATGACCGATGTGGTCGGCTATTTCCTGATCGATGGCGTTAACAATGCCGACGGCGAAAACGTTGAGATCGAAATCGACGAGGCGCATCTCACGCCCAGCTCGCCGGTTGATTTTATGACCGACAAATTTTCCGAGTTGGAGTTGTCGGGGTTCATGGTCACGCAGCCGGATAAAAACAACCCGTACCGTATCAGGAAGTGGCAGTCCGCGTAATAGTCCATCGTTTCACCCGCATTCCCACGCGCTGCGTGGGAATGCAGTTTAGCGCGCCGCGCCGCTTTGACTCGACGCATAGTGTAGAAATAGGCCGCAGCGCGGCCTGAATCAGTTCTCAGGCAACGAGAGGTTTCTTTTGTATGGCTAACCAAAATCTAGTCGCTCGAATCATTTTAAGACTGCAAGACGATGCCAGCCGCGGCTTGGCGACAACTCGCCAACGCGTTAGCGATGTCGGCCAGGAAATGAATCGAGTTAAGCAGATTGCTATCGGTTGGCTTAGTTTCACGGCTATTAAATCAGGCATTACAAACCTTGTTGAGCTATCCGACAAGTACACAAATCTATCGGGCAAAATAAAACTCGCTACCACCTCGGTCCAGGAATACGACAAAGCGCAGACTGAGGATTTTGATATAGCGCAACGCACTCGGACTGCGCTGGATTCAGTAGTCGGCTTATATACCAAAGTGCAGAACGGTATTAGAGCGCTGGGCGGCACTCAAAAGCAAGCGCTCGAGATAACCGAGGCTACCGCGCAGGCATTTAAAATATCCGGGGCTACGGCCGCTGCATCTGCAGGCGGTATTGAACAGTTTACCCAAGCAATCCAATCCGGCATATTTCGCGGCGATGAATTTAACTCGGTCATGGAAGCCGGGCCGCGTCTGGCCCAAGCATTGGCGGATGGTTTGGGTGTTCCTGTTGCCGCACTGCGCGGCATGGCCGAAGCCGGCGAGCTGACATCAGAGCGGGTTATTGCGGCGCTATTGTCGCAAAAAGACACGTTGGCAAAAGAGTACGCGACACTGGACATCACCGTCGGCGGCATGTGGCAGAAGCTTGAAAACAAGGCGCTGCAGTATATCGGCAAATCAAAAGATGCTAACGAGGCAACGCATAGTATTGCTGCCGGCATTGAATTTGTAACCGATCATTTAGATGGACTGATCACTATAGCCGTCCATGCCGGCGAAGTGTTGCTGGCCGTATTCGGCGCAAGCAAGCTCAAGGGGGTGATCCTCTACGCCGAGAGTATGTTTGCAGCTCGCGCGGCCACGGCGGCATTTGTCGGCCCTTTGCCCGCAGCAACGACAGCCGTTGGTTTATTCGGCGGCGCAATTAACCTGGTCAATAAAGCGCTGGGTGGGTTGGTCGCGTGGGAGATCGGCCAGGCAATCGGTAAGTGGGGGTTACAATTCGAATGGGTGCAATATGTAGGCGCTAATGTCGCGACGATGACTGCCAAGTTTGTAGCGTTCGGCGAGTTAATGGCGCATCCGTTTTCTATTGCTGCCTGGCGCGAGTTTAGCGCCGAGCTGGTACGGATAGATGAACATTTCGACGGTGTCCGCACAAATATTGGCAAAGTCGACACAGCGCCGGTACCGACTATTTTTGAGCGGCTTAAAACATCGGCCAACAGCATGGCTGAAGGCATTGATGCGGCGCTGACCAAAACTAAAGATGCCGCCAAGTCCCATGCCGAGGAAATGGTCAAGCCTTACGATGAAGCCGCTAAAGCCATCACGACCGCTTTTGATGCGCAATCAACGCAGATCGATGCCGACCTGAAAAATAGGCTCTATGCTATCGACTATCTGGCGACTAGCGAGCGGCAAAAAATACAAGAAACCACACGAGCGGTTGTTGCCGCCGAGTTCGAAAAAACCACCGCTGCACTGAATACCAAAATCCAGCTGGATCAAACCTGGAACGAAACTTACGGCAAAGCGATTGAACTCGCCCGCAAAGCCGGAGCCGATGTGACCGCTTTGGAAAAGCAAGGTGCGGATGACCGGATCAGCAGCTTGCAAAGTGTCGTTAATGCCTATCAGTCGTCCGTCGATAATATGATCGGCGAGGAACAGCGCCTGCTCGATGCGATCCGGCATACGGCAGAAGAGCGCGAAAACTTATCACGTAGTGTTGAAGATAAAATCCGGGCCTTGCAGCAAAAAGGCATGACGGATGCGCAGGCTTATGCTGATCAACAAAAGCAAATCGACGAAAAACAAGCTGCGGCCAAAAAAGCCATACTGGAAGGTAATTTTACTGACGCTAAAAAATATGCGGAAGAAGCTATACGGCTTGCAGAGAGTAGCGCGCATGCGGTGGATAACGTGTCGAAAGATGCGCGAGGCAAAACCCAACGTAAAGAGGCCATTAGTGAAAACCAGGCGGTTGCCAAGTCCATAGGGCAGATTAAGGAATCGGCGGCGCTGGCGGACCAAGCACTGTCCGGCTTGGGTAAAGCCCAGACGGCGCAGGCAGCCAATATAGCCTCATCACTGAAAGGCGCGCAATCGGGATTGGCCGAATTTAAGGGCGAACTCGACAAGGCTATTGCCGACGCCAATAACAAGGCTCAGCTAAAAATCAGCGTCGATGCTCAATCGGCTCAGGCCGAAATCGACAAGCTGGCCGCATTGACAGCGGCTAAAGAACTGTCCGTCAAGATCAAAGCCGACCCGATCAATGCCGACCAGGAAATCGCCGATCTGCAGGCCAAATTAGCCGAGGCTAAAATCACGGTTCCGGCCGTAGTGGCGTTTGACAATATGCGCGATGAAGAGCTGGTGAAAATCCAGGAAGAATTGCGCAAGTCGATGGCGTTTTTAACGGCGGTACCGGTTGGCGTGGATACGTCAGATGCGGTTGCCACGTTAGAGTCGATGAAGGCCGATATCGACGCAAAATTATCGGCTCCGACTGAGGCGGCTCATACGGTTAAACCTGACTTTGAGACGGTTTTTAAAGCAATCAATGAGATCAAGCGGAATACCTTTAGCACTCATACCGTCTATGTCAATAAAGTTGAAAACAATGCGACCGGCGGCCTCATACAGCATCTGGCTACTGGTGGCCGGGTAGCGGCGCAAACCTTCCACCGTGTGGTCGGGGCGATTAAAGGTCCTGGTACCGGCACGTCCGACGATGTGCCGGTGATGGCCAGCAATGGCGAGTTTGTCGTTAAAACGGATGCGGTGCAGCATTACGGCGTCAATTTCATGAACGCCCTGAACAACAAGCAGCTCCCGGTTGCGCCAGGCTACGCCATCGGCGGCGCGATCGGCGATGCCGGCGCGCCGGCGGGCTCGGCAGCGCAGCCGAGCACAGGCCAAGGCGAAACGATTAATCTAAACTTTAATTTCGGTCCCAAAACCGTTACGTTGCAAGGTTCCCGTAGCGCCGCCCGCGATTTGGCGGTAGAGCTGCGTAGATTAGCGAGTGTGAGCTAATGGCCCAGCAAGCTACCGCACTAATCAAATTCAAGCACTGTGACTTTAGCGAGCATTATGCCGAAGCAGCATCAGTCTATGATGCGGCCGATCCCACCGCCTGGGTTGCGCCCTTTACCATGGCCCAGAAAGACTATTGGGCGCGACAGCCTTCTATCTACGCCCCTCAATGGCTGACGGTTTCGCTCCTTAATTATGGCATCACCTATGCCTCTTTATCGGGCCGCGCATTCAATCAATATGCGGACGATTTGGCCGCCAAGCGCAACACGGCGATTTACGATTCAGCCCAATCGGCATTTGACACCTGTATGGCGGGAGGTGCGTCAACTCCAGCCGCGCAGGAAACAGAACCGGGTTTCCGGCTGGCGGTGCAGACCCGGTTGGAGGGGGGTTCTGTGTCGGCGGGAGCATCGTCAAGCGCCGGGTTATCCGCCCAAATCAACGTGCCGTTCACTCCTTCCAATCCTGCTAACGCAGCGGATACGCTAGACTGGAAGCCGTTTTATAGGTTGGGGCCTATTTCATGGGCGGTATGCTCGCCCGCTTTATGGACTATGGAATTGTGGTGGAATTTTTACTCTAACTATCTGATACAGCTACATACCCCATCGAGCGGATTGGTAGCTATTTCGCTGCCGTGGTTTACGACAATATCAGCGGATACCGTGCAATATATCTCGGCACCGGATGGCTACACCCTCCAAGACCCAGGCAATCTTAACGCCAACTTTTCGGCGCTGGTTTCTAGTCTTGACTTTGTTGTTACTCGGCATGTCTACCTGCCTGACGGTGCACACTTAATGCACTCAGTACGCTATTCAGGCGGGGTAACGGTAGGTGGGATTGACTCAAAGGCGGTATACCTTAATTTTGAGGTACCTATTAATGTGGATGTACAAGAGAGCGGTTGGGTTGAAATCTATTATGTTATCGAGCTGTACACCGTAGCTACGGTATATGAGCTTAATAACGAGATTGAAAAAATAGTCGATATGAACGGCGTAGTTCACCCAAGGCGAGTGGTGGTGGGGATTGAAGAGTATAGCGGTAGCTCCACATACCCGCCGACAGGTTTCAACAGTGTTATGGAGTCGTATTATTTTCTTAAGCTCAATTTGGGGGCTGTCGTTATCACATCAGATAGTGTACTAGTTGTTGGGGTGTACTTATTTCATATAGGGGAGCCCCCTGCACTCAATATCAATGCCTACCTGGGGTACCATAGGTTCCATTACCTCGATAACGTATATACGGAGATTCCTGATGGCCCCTATGGCCCTGATGTGCAGTCGTTCCCACTGGTTATTGATCTCTCGGATAGCATTCTACTTGATATACCCATTGTTGAGAGGGTAGACCTCTCCTATGTGCCGCCCGATGCAGAAAACGGGATACCCGGAGGGATGATCCTGCAATCTGGACCAACCTCCCATGTATTCAACAGTCCGACCACAGACCCGTTTTATCTACAGGTTACTGGGCATAACTTAATACTTAGGGTCTCAGGTTTCGGCCAAAAAGGCACACCAGTGCCCAATGCGATGCCTATGGCCGATTTCAGAATGCTATGACCACAGCCTTAAACACCATCCCTCTCCCCAGCGACCTGCAATGGCCGGACGAGTTCGCTCCAAAAGTCCTGCAACAGCTAAAAACCACGCTGGATGCTACGCCGCATATTACGGCGATCAGCCGCAGCAAAGGCATTCCTGTCACGCTAAAATCGTGGGATGAAGGCGCATTCGTCACTCGCTCCACCGTGCTGCTGCTGCAAGCCGCCGCAGATCAGCCGGGATTATCCATGCCGCTGGTACTTCGCGGTACAGCGTTTCAAGTCATGTTCCGGCACCATGAAGGCCCGGCATTCTCGGCTGAGCCGATTCAGGACATTGCCAACCCTGGTCCTGACGATCTTTATCGCATTACCCTCAACCTCATCACCGTTTAAAGGATAGGCTATGTCTTTAGCAAACAGCGACATCATACTCAATCGATCCGTTTTAAATTCCGACAACGTGCCCGCGCAAAATGGTGGGCGCATGGCGTACATCGAAGCGGTGAGCGGTGTTAAAAACAACCTCTTTCCGGATGTATCGGCCGCCCAGCGGTTGTCAGGCGCCACCCGGTGCCGCAAGGCGTTTGTGCACATTAACTCAAACACTACTACCGCAATGAATAACGTGCGGGTGTTCCTGGATAAACTGACGACAGCGGATGATTACCTGCTGTTTCAGCCTGTTACGGCGACCGGCACGGAGGCTACCGATAAAAACGATGCGCTGTGGTACGGAGTAGGTACGTTGGCGAGCGACGTTAACGCTGGACTGGAGCAAATTACCGTGACCTGTGAGCACGCTGATTATGAGACGCTGCTGCCGTTCCGGGTGGGCATGCTGGTGCGCATCTCGAACATTCCGGTTGGCGGCGGCACGGGGACTGAGGAGTTTGTGCGTTTGTCGGCGGTATCCATTACAGGAGCGACGGCTACCCTTACATTTGCGGGATATCCATTGGCTGATGCCTATTTGGCATCCAACACTCTCGTGAGTGCCGTGCTGGAAGTGGCGACGGTGGCCGGAGCGTTTAATTCCCTGGTGATAACCAGTGCTGCGGGCACGCTGGACCAGAGTACGACGGGCAATTTAGCCGTGCCCAGCAAGGGTTCGATCGATGACGCGTGGACGCTGACATTCAGCAATGCGACCAGTTTTGCCGTGTCCGGCGCTGTCACGGGGGTGCTGGCCGGTACGGGTGCGATTGGCGCGAATTATTCGGCTGTTAACCAGGCCACAGGGACTCCCTATTTCACTATCCAGTCGACGGCATGGGGCGGTACCTATGCAGCGGGGGATACGGTCACGTTTAATACGACGCAAGCGAGTTTGCCGTTGTTGATCCGCCAGCGCATACCGGCTGATTGCGGCAGCCTAGCGGGGAATGTGGGCGCTATTGCCATCCGTGGGGAGAGCGCGTAATGACCACTATGCAATTATTTGCCAATAATGCCAAAGGCGTTTTGGCTAGCCCGGTATCGGCTAATGCCGTATCAATTGCCCTGATTTCTTCGGCATCGTTCCCAACGCCAAATAGTGCATTGGGGCAATTTACACTGGCTACTCTACACGATGAGGCATTCGCGGTATTCGAGATTGTCAAAATTACAGGCAATGCCGACAATGTGCTTACGGTGGTTCGTGCTCAGGAGGGCACGGAGGCTCGTTTGTGGCCCGTGGAGGGGACTGTCATCGAGGGGTTTGTAACGAAGGATACGCTAAGCAATTTCGCTCAGGGGCTAGCCAACGATCACGCAGTGGCGTCTAACTCTATCGCATTAGGAGGAATTACTAACCGAGTTCAGAACTCCTACATGATCGGAAGGTATCCCGTGGCGAAAATGGAGGATGGGGATATGGCTTTGGATAGGTACACTTGTGCGCCTACGGTTGTACGCTGCACACCTCAATACGACCTTGGAGTACCCCCACCCTGGGCACCTGCTACGGTGTACAAGCACGGTGACATAGTAGTGCCGACCACCCCTAACGGGTTCCAGTACCGGCTCTGGATGCCCGATGACCCGGCTAATCCTACCAAGAAACTAAGTTTGATATCGGGTTCGACTGAGCCTGATTTTCAACCCTATTCTTGGTACCCCCGGCCTGAAGGCGCCGGGGAATGGCAGAACGAGGAGCCAATCGTCGGCGGCGATGGTATTTATCTGGAGAACCAGCCTGTCGGGACGGTATTTGTGCCGCAGCAATTCGGTTTTTTGTGCCACAAGTTCAGCGCACTAACGGGGACCCCGACTGTTTCCGTGGGGACTTGGGGTAACTTGACTAAGTGGGTTAATAACCAATCGGTCAGCATTAATTCTGTCTACGGGATTCATTATTTCACGGGAGTGCCGTCTATCGCTGCACCCCGAGGTGACACTATCGTATTTACGATTAACTCATCTGCCACAGCTGGGCGGTGTGTAGGGCGATTTTTTGTGATAGGTTTTTTCGTTGAGTTACCGGACCATATATAAATGCTGATTAACGGCGCTGCGATTAATGGGGTATCAATAAATGGGGCGGCCGCCCAGGCGGGCGTTGTCTTTATCTCCAGACGCTTTGAGCTTCCTTATGGCGATAAACTAGCAGCGCCCGGAGCACTGGAATCCAGATACTCATTGGTTTACGGGGATACGCTTGACTCTGGGTTCTCTCTGCCCTATAGCGATTCTCTTGAGCTCGGGTTTGCTGTGGCTTACGATTTTGCCCCGCCCGCTCAACTGGCCACTCGGTTCGATCTCCGTTACGGCGAGTTTGCCCAATTGACCGCTCGGTTCGATCTCCGTTACGGCGAGTTTGCCCAATTGACCGCTCGGTTCGATCTCCCTTACAACCTGTATGATGTGGTGTCTGCTCGATTTGATGTGGTTTACGATCTGGATGCGAGTGTTAAGCTGCAGACGCGGTTCGATCTGCCGTACAGCCTGCTATCAAATTCACCAACGCAGGTTTTATCCGGCTCATTTACATTGAGGACGCCCAATGGCTAATCTAATTCCTACCGGCTATACATCGGCGCGCGTAAGTTGCGACGAGGGCCAGTACGCCTGGACGGCTGAAGTCGCGTTGGCCAATATCGATAGCTACGCCCGTACCCGGATTGGCGACATTATAGAGCTGGACGTGCTGGGTGAGGTATTTGTGCTGCGCGTCGATAGCCGCACGATTGACCGGGAGCTGGGCTATCAGCGCTATGTTATCGGCGCCATGTCGCCTCTTGGGTTCCATGATTCGCCGTGGGCCACCGAAACCACTATCCACTATGCCGAAGCGGTCGATGCCCGTGCCGCCGTTGAGGCTATATTAAATAGCGTGGTGCAGTGGCATCTCCCGACCTGGACTATCCCTGCAGGCGCTCTGTCCATGACCGGCGTAACGCCGTTACAAGCCGCGCGCGCGATTGTTGAAGCCGTCGGCGGGGTGATTGAAAGTTTTTCAAATGGCGAGATAAATTGTCGGCTGCGCGATCCGATCAACATACCGGATTACGCTACTTTAACGGCCGATCATTATTTTGGCGATAATGATTGGGTTGCAGTGGGCTCTAACGATGCGCCCGCCAAGGGATTTAATCGGGTAATGATCAGTAATAACTCGACTGTGCCGGCAGACAATGCGGATAAGCTGGAAGTGGTTCCGGATGCGGCTGACGGCAGCAAACAGCTAATCCGTGCATACCTCTCGTCGCAACGGGCTGTCGATTTAGTGCATACCGGGGCGCCAGAGACGGTTATTACGAGTCTGGGCGTCGTTGAGCGCACTGAATCTGAGGTAATCGAATTCGTGGCGGGAAAGGCGGCATTAAAATACCCGGCGCTGGCGCTGACCGGTTTGGCTTGGCAACATGTGGATCTGGGGGCGGTGTCCCTATCGGGCACGGTCGCTACGTCATCCGTTGCAAATGGTTATAGCTTGGCCGCCGTCTCCTATACAGTTCGGACTGTAGACTGGGCTGTATCCCTGTCACTGGCCGAAGAAGTTCAATTTATATTGGTAGACAAGTAATGAATGCATCAACAACCATCAAAGTTCAGTTTACTAACCCGGAGGCCGCAGCGGCGGCCAATGCGCGTTTATCGGCGGAAGTCGATTCGCGGCCGTTGGGATTAAATGCAGGTCAAAGCACGTTCACACCGGGTTCTACGGCTTACCTGCTGATCTATAAATCGGCTAATGTCTCGCTGCTGCCGCCACAATCGTCAGCCGGCAGCTTCAGTTATGGCGGCACAGCTTCAGTTCAGCACACGGAGGAGCTGCAATTTGCCGATGCTGCAACAGCCTCGCTCAATGTGCCGGCTGACGGTATCGTATCTTACAAATGGATAGGCCGGGATTTGGGGACTCCGGTGATCGGAATGGACGGTGTAACGGTTACGGTGCCAACGTCAGGTGTTGGCGTGTTGTCGATCACTTACAATGCTACGGCCATTGTCGGAGCGTTGGCCTCGCCTGCATCGGTCAGCGGCGAGGTGGATTTCAGCATCCTGGTATTGATCCAGGGTGAGGTTGCGTAATGGATATCGAGGTGTATCGCGGAGCAGGAGACCGTACGGGGTCCCCGATTATCACACCGTTATTGTCTGATGATATGCTGATTGTTCGGGGGCGGGCGGAAATGAATGCCAATGCCCATGCGGTAACCGAGCATTCTGGCGAAGTTATTTTCAGGCCAGGCATGAGGCTTGGACAACTGGCCGAATCGCCTGATATCACATCAACCAGCAGCATCCGGTCAAAAATAACCGGGATATCCATAGCTATCAGCCTATCGGAAGGCACGGAACCAAAACTGACAATGGATACTCATATCAAGTTAAGGCAGTCAATATGAGCACGGCCCTACAGATTATCAAAGAAGCATTAGCGCAAAGGCCAGACGGTCTGGCCGTAGTTACGGCGGTTAACGGCCTGTCAGTCAGGCTGGCTACCCGAAGCGGGGGTATCGATGCCGTATCAACGGTTAGGTTATCTATTGGAGATAAAGTCAGCGTGGTAAATGGAGTGGCTACGTTGTCACCAAAGGCCATCATGATTGAGGCGGTTTGA